CTTTTTCGTGGTATGGCCACAGCTCAGGACGTCATTGATGGGGCCGCTTAAGTCAATATTATCGGTATCGAGTCTGGGATTATTGATAAAACCCTGACGGATACTACCCTTTTGGCTTATTGACGTCTGCTTACCGTAAGACTTATGTGTATTGGACATAGCGGTTCCTCGTAAATAAGGCGGGGCTTTTACACCCCGCCCAATAATTTATAAGGCGTCAACAACGGTTTTAATTTCGTCAAGCTTGGTCTTGATGTCGGCCTGCTTATTAATGACATCATCCACCTTACCGGCGATATCGGCAACGGCGGTTTCCAGGTTCTCGATATCAATTTCTCCAATTTCCAGTTTACCCGAACCACCACAGACATTACACGTATTGGAACCACCTTGGACATCACTTATCGGGATAGTACCGACGCCTTGACAGCGCCAACATTTATTAAATACACTGGCCATAATATTCCTCCCTTTTAGGCCGCTGCTACAGCAACACCGCCAGCCGTGGTCTGGGTCGTACCAGATGAAATAAAGCAGTGCGCAGCCAAGTTGGTCCAAGCGTCAAAACCCACCCTGGTACAATCTTTGAGTAGGATATCATGGGTGGTATTACAGGCATCCCTAATAACGTAATCGGGAGCCGTGCCATGATTCTCGGAAAAGTTGTAGAATACGCATCGATCAAAAAGCATAAGTCTGTCAACACAGTTGGCAGCTTCGATTTTAACCGCACAAGGATCATTGTCCTCTGCCCGACCCTCAATTCGGCAATTTCTGAATTCCATGCCGCTGCCAGCAGCAGCCACACCCGTTGGTCCGAAACGAATGGTTCCACTGAGTTGGGTACGGGTAGGACCACCTGAAGACCCGATCACGCAGTCTTCAAATACGACACCGTTTCCGACACCGTAACCTGCTTTCGATGTGTTGATCCATAACGAGGTACAATCTGCGTTCTGTGCCTGTAGGGTAGCGAGTTGCCCCAAAATGGCACACCCCTTATACAGGGTTTTTCTTGAGCTCTCTTTAAGGCCAGAGATGGCCGCCGTTGCAGCTCCCATGTTTGCAAAGACAAGATTGTGATATTGATTACCTTTTCCGATGCTCTCCATAGCATACGGACTGGTTGTACCATTGGTCGCAATTACCGCACCGATAGCATGCCAGACGGTCGTTTGCCGGTGCTGCAGGCCCATCATGTGGGCATAATAGGTATCGAATGTAAACGGATCCGTACCGGTTTCAAAATACTCAGCCGGAAAGACCAGAACAACATCGTTGCGGTGCGCCTCAATTGCGGCATGAGCAAGCTTTGGTGTGGTAAAGATATCGGCGTCATCCACACCCATTTGCTGTAATTGGGTTCTGTACTGGGACGTTGAACTTGCAGCCGGAGCCACATATTTGATTTCGCCTATCCCTGGGCCAAGACCTGTCACGGTCATGATCCACTGGATCAGGCTGTTATCTAAGTTTCTTTTTCTAATAGGCATAATATTACCTCTTTTCCCCTCTTGCGAGGATCATAGTTTTCCCCTCTTTCGAGGATACTGTGGTTCGGTTAAGGCCCCGGGCGCCGCGTGCGAGACACACACTGTTTCAGCTATCCGGGGCTCGTTTGAGACCCAGAGCGTCCAAGCGTTAAGTTGCTCGGGGTCGAATTAAAATCAATCGGTGTAACTAATTGATTTTAGGAGTAAAGGCCAGGTTCCACTAAATCTTTCAGGAGAACCAAGTTATTACGTTGCTCCGTCCCAATATTTGTATAAATTCTGAGGAATTGGTCCCACTCGTCATAGCCTGCACGCTGGTGCATCTGTTGGTCCAAGTTACCCCATCCGATCGGGGTCATTTCGTACTTCTGGATTGTTCCCTTGGGCTCGAAAAACATTTTGTTTTTCTGGGCCATGGGATCGATGACCATGCCGACGCTTCCGTCCCCACCAGCAAAGGTAAGGGTTTCGTACCCGCCCTCTAATTTTCCGGGTTGAAAACGCACATCCGGAAGCAGGAGGTTGGCATACTTACGTCTTTGGCCGAGGCCACAGCGGATCAATCTCGGTTTGCTGCCGGCGCGTGTCCGGGACAGGTCGAGACATTGGAGCATAAGATCCAGTGAAAGCTCACGGTTTACACTGGAGTTACCGATGACGTTTGCCTGCCATTGCGGATATGTGTCGGCGTTGATGCCTTCGAAAGAGGTCAGCAGCGTGGTGTCGTCGTAAATTCCGTTCAATCCCATCATTTCGACTGGGGTATCGGATGACGCATACGTGGTACCTCGGGCACCAATTTTACAAACTGTTGCACCGGTTAGAACCGCAGTTGCAGCCTTTGAAGAGGCATAGTTTGCGAGCGGATGATTGACCTGGTAAGTTCCAACGTTACCTTCCATTTCCGCAGTCTTGGCTGAATAGTCAACGGAAAAAACTCGGGACGCCGATGTACTGACATCCAGGGTTGCGCCTTCATGGAAATCAACGATCATACCCGGCATCAGGTAATCCATACCGGCGTCGTTGTCAGCGGTGATCATCCAGGTAGTCGCGGCAGCAGTAATATTCACGGCCTCGGAGGCAGAAGTCAGGGTGCAAAGCAACCCGTGTGAATCGCCCCATGCCATCCGGTTAAGATCAACCATAAGACTCTGATAGATGTCGTCCACGGAGTCAGCCAAGCCATCCACGAATGCCGCGACGTCGCCTTTGGCGGCCTCAATTGCGGGACCCGTCATACGGATAGAGCCGTACATGTACCTTGGATAAATTTGACCCTTGGCGAATTTTCCAACCAAAGGATCGGGTATTTTTTGTGATTCAGACCGAGCACCCGTGGACTGAGATCGATTGTACCGGATACCGAATTCATAGTACAAACCCTTGGGGGATTTGTCCGACTTCGGAAACTGATGATAGGTCAGGGTCTCGTCAGCGAACTGATTGGTGATCCCTTCCCCATACACGATCTTTAGGGTGTCGGTGATACTTGCTAAGTCATGATAATCAATAGCCATAATATTTAATTCCTTTCCCTACGATACAGGGAAGGATTATTCTTTCTTTTTCTGAAAAGCAGCCGTAGCAACTTCAATCAGTTTCTTCCTTGCATCGCCTAAATTCTTTATAGGTTTCACACCGGGTTCGGTGTTTGTATCGGTTGTTGCCGTAACCTTCGGAACCTCAGTCTTCCCCTTCATGTACCGCTTGATAATGACCTGTTCGAAGTCCATTAACTGCTTGGCACCGCTTTTTGTAAGCTCAATAATTTTACCACGGTCCTTTAAATCGACTTCGTTGATGGGATTTTCAACTCCCAGGGACAGGCCCAGAAAACTTCGGTACTCTTCCGGGACATTCGCAATGCCCTTAATCGTTTTATTGACCGTGGCGTTAAATACTTCAATAGCCTTTTTGGTCTCTTTAAGGTCATCGCTCTGTAACTGTGTTTCCTGGTCCGCCTTGTTCTTGACTTCAATTTCGCCTTCAAGGCGTTTGATGGTTTCCTCGGGCGTTTCGCCCTCTTTTTTCTTATTGGCCTCCTGGGCCGCCCAGTGCTTTTGGTATTTTGTCATCAAGGCCTTGTTATCGATAAGGTCGTCGATGTCTTCCTCACCGACCTTGCTCTTTAACGTTTTCAAGTCCTTAATGAACTCGCCAAGTTTTTCCGGGCTTTCGAGGTCATATTCAAGCAAAAGATCGCTCATAAAAGCGCCTTGCTTTTCAGTGACCTCGGCTTCGGCTTTAGCTTTAGCCTCCGCTTTTTCGGTATCGGTTTTTGTGCCGTCGTCGGTGGCCGTACCGTCGCCGGTCTTTGTTTGCTCTGATTCGGATACGTTTGTATCTGTTGTAGTGGTTTGCGTATCAGAACTACCGTCACCTTCCACTACTTGCTGTGTCGTATCTACTACGTCGCTTGGCATCTTAACCTCTCTCTCTTACATGGTTAATTTCGTGAATTAACAATGTAAATACGTTTAGATGGATTCTGTATTACAAATTGTATACTTATACTTGTATTGGTACGCAGTCAAGTTTAGTTGATTTTTCACTTGTTTAAGCTTTTCATCGTACACAATAATTCGACCCTCTTCCTGGCCGTACGTCCTGGTTTTACCGGTTGGGACGTAAAAATCGACCTCTACGGACCGGATATTACTGGTTATCGGAATCATGTAAGGCAACATAAACGTCATGTCGCCCCTGGGAAAAAGTCTTAAAACAAATGGCAAGGCTTTCTCGGATTCTACAGTCTGTTTTACAGGCCTATGCATTAATTGCCTTCAGTTGTTTTAATGAAAGCCCTGCCAAAAGATCAAATTCTATATCCGTGATCTGGATGCTCATACTCTGCCTTTCTTCATTGGGCTCATTTTTATTCGAGGAAAGACTTGTGATTTCGGCCTTGGCCGTAAATTTCACCTTCTCGGTGACCTCAAAATCCTTAACGTCAAGGCCAAGCTTTTTCAACTCTTCGGATTCAAAACTAATCTGAAGGCCGTACGGATACCGCTCCCGTTCCTCGTAGGGCGTTTCCATCGTCTTGGATCTTTTCGTTTTCTTGGGTTTTCTGATCATGTTAACCATTTTAAATTTCCTTTCGTTTATCACGACGTTTATCACGACATTATGTCGTGATTGCATGATATGTCGATATTTTCTCGACTTACGGTGTCATATTATCAGCCGACCGGGGTCCGCCAAGAGACTGGGCTTCAAGAACTTCTTTCGGCATCTCGACACCACCCTGCCCACCTGGTCCCTCTGGTTTCTTTCCGGCCTCAGCCAATGCCATCTCTTGCTGCATCTGGGCCTGAAGCTGTGCATCAACTTGCATTTTATGCATATCGGTGTGAGCGATTAACAAGTCCTGATTCAACGCATCCATTTCCCTAAACTCAGGACTCAAAATAAACTTTCGATGGCTTTCGTAATGAATCTGATGGTTATCGAACTTAAACAACGAATCCTCTGAAATAATCATGGGTTCCTCGAGCTGTCCAGTTGGATCCGCTATTGCAAGAAATATACCGTTAATTACAGGTATCTCAAGTCTTTCCTTTTCCGGACCTTCGACTATTTCAGTATTCATGTCCTCTTTCTTGGTCGTGGCAATAAGATGGTTTTCCGCCATAGCCCTTTCGACATCAAGATTAGTTCGGTCCTTAAAGCCCGATAGCCCCATCTTACTCAGTAACTCCTGTCTGTAATCCGGATCCAGATCCGACTCAGCGCTAAAAAAGCCTGCTTTGGTCAGTTCCACCAGCATCTGGGTTTGTCCCATCCTGGTAGAGGCAACTCCCGATCCCAGTTCTAATCGGACATCTGTGTTACCACGTAGGTCAGCGGATTTAAACGACCTGACCCTGGCACCGTAGCCCTTACCGGGCACCTTGATGATTCGACTTTCCTTAAAGACTTCCTGCGCGAGTATCAGGCGTTTTGAATAAGTACGTTTTAGTGAACGATACCAACGCTTTATATCAGGAAAATGACCTTGTTCAGCAGCATCCCGAAGAATATCAACCATAACCCCGGAGGCCGAGGTCGTGGGTGCCTTGCCCTTGAGAACGTTCTTGGGATCCCCGGCAGCGTCCTGGGCCACGGCCCGGTTAAGTGCTCGCTCTTCAAGCACCTGGGCAGGAAGCGGTGTGCCTCGCTCAATCTTGGGTACGGCTCCGCCGGCTGTCAGGGCATCGTAGGTAACTACCAGAAATGATTGTCCGTCCAGGCTCTCGCGTGTCAAGGCAATATCATTGGGCATAATCAGTAAAGGCTTCCCTGCTGACTTACGGTTCTTTACCAGGTCCTGGTCAATACTATTTACCGTGTTCTGTGGACTTATTAAATCGTTAACTGTGGGGTCACTCCAGAAACGACCAGGCACATAATGGTAATGATAATCGGTTGTTGAATAATTCCAGCGTCCGTCCTCCTGGGTTGGTATCGGCAACCTTTTGTGATCGAACACCTTTGTGCCGCCACATACAGCGACATAACGGCCCTTGGGATAGTCTTTAGAGGGCCTGTATTCGAACTCGTTAAATATGACAAGATCTTCTGATTTATCCTCATATTTAGACAAAGTCGAAAGTCCATCACCCTTCCATGCCGATACGTCCGAAACCATCACCGCAAGATTTTTTTCATAGTTAATTTGACGATCATCGTCCCCGGCCTGCGAAATCTTCACCTTAAACGTGTCCTGAACCCACTCCCTAACCTTCAAAGACTTAATCGCGATATACCGTTTGTCCCGCAATCGCCTGCCAAGCGGATCCACCCCAATATTAAACGGATTCAGCGATTGGGTAATAACTGTGGACTTTGATATCGGGTTACCGCTCTTGTCCATACCCCAGGAATAATCATTTACCTCGGGAAATGTCCGGTCAAAAGCATTTCCGATGAGTACTGTCCAGAGCGCCGCAACTTCCTTTTCATCCTCAAATTCCTCATCGTTCTCGGCGTCCATGTGCTCCAGAAGATACTCGGCTATAATGGCAGCGTCTTTGTCTTCGACATCATGAGAGTTCGGCCACACCACGACCTTAAAGTCCTTATTCAATATCAGGGCCTTCATGCTCCGGACATGATCCCTGATAAAATTTGATACCGGTGTCGGGGTATGCTTACTGGGTGCAAGACGCTTAAAAGCACTTCCCGCCTTACTCCAAACAAACCACTGCTCTCCCATAAAATACAGGATATTACGAAACCAGGTTCGATGTAACATATGCAACATCGGGTTCTTGGTATAGTCAAACAGCGTCCGTGATAAATGTACGGGATCCAGCGGGTGCTGGTTATTTACTTTGTCTGATTTTTTGAACATAGTTACCGTCCTGTAGGTTTCCACCCGTGCTTAATAGCCTGTAATAAACGAATTTGTTTATTGGCTTTGCGAAGGGTTGTTTTCTTAGCCTTTACGCCATGGGGCGATGTAACCCTGACACCATCAACTTTTGTTTTGGTATACGGCATCAGTTCCCCCGCTCCTTTTTGCGCTTCCTACGCTTTTCCCTCAGGGCCTGCTCGACCTTGCGTTTCTGATACTTTGGTATATCAGCGGCATCGAGGCGGTCCTGCATTTCCTGTGTGCCCTGCTTGAAATAGCTGAACTTTCTCATTCCTTTTTTGTATTTTGGCATACTATCTCCCTTAGATAACAGGTACTTCGTCCGGTTCAACCTCTTTCTCGGAATTATCCGCAGGCTTAATCTTACGTGCCTTCGCCGCTGTCTTCAGGGCCGCAATTCCCATGTCGATCCGGTGCGTGCCCTCGGTGTAGTCCTTAAAGTCCTTAGCCATAAGTTTATTTAGGAGTTCACCCTGGACCTTGTCTTTATAGGTCAGGGTTTTACTGATCATTATTGCTTGTAAAATGAGCAGGATTATTAAAAGAACGCATATAATAGCGATCGAAGCAAAGGGATCAAATGTCATCGCGGCCTCCTTGTGAGCCAGTGTTCTCTTTTCCAGAATTTCCACCAATATCCTCTTATACGGAATTTCCACCAATCCGTTATTATATCCAGGCCCCATCCAACAACCTCTTTGAAAAGCCCTGCCAAAAGAACGCCCAGAAAAACTATTATGATTAAGTCCAAATTTGTCGGTGCCCTTGTACTTAAAAAAATATCAATCATCATAACCTCCTTCTTTCCAAAAGAAAAAGCGCCAGCTCCTCACACATCTCGAAGTTGACGCTCATGTTTTTTTTTGAAAAAATAGATAGACCACCAGAGCGGTACCTGACACCCTGTTTTGGTCTCGAATACTTAGGTTTTGCTTACTGTTTGTCCTGGCCTTCTCCGTCTGGTTCATTTGGATTATCTTTCTCTTTGCGTCTCTGACGCTCTTCCGGCCCCGGAAATTCGATGATCTTGCCATCTTTGTCAAGTACTGGCGCAGGTGCCGGCTGACCTCCCGTCATCTTGTTCCAGAACGCCACTGCATACATCCGGCTATCATTCAAATGAGCCTGAACCGCAAGCAAGGTCTTGGAGTCTGCCAGGTCCACGCCCTCGGGTCGGATGCCAGCGTTCCATAGGTCTGTCATGAGGTCCACGGCTGCTTCGAACGGTATCGTAAGTACCGGCTTAACTTCTTCGCCGTCCTTGACAAGCTTCATGCCAAGATCCGCACAAACCGACACGCAATCCGGACGAACACCCATGATGGCGATATCTATTTCATTATCAAAACCCTTCCGGGCAGCCCTTACCTGGTAAACTGTTGGATCATTTTTGTTAAGTCCATTAAATTTGTTGAGCGGATCTTTATTGTATTCATCTGTTGTCATTTTTCATTCCTTTCTCAATCGGTGATACATTGTATCGTACGATTAAAAAGATTGTTGGTTTAAAGCCACGATTAACTTTTATGGGGTATTTTAAATCAACATTGTTTGCGATGTCAAGTTTACTTGATATACGACGTATTACAAAAAAAACCCCAGGGTGCGGGATAGGTTTTTGCCCGCCGCTTCCCCGGGGTCGGATCATAGCGATTTCCCCGGACTGGCCGGGTTAGCACTCTGGGGAGGAACCTGAAATCCCAGTCAGGCTCACCACGAATCGTTAAACCCTCGCCGGTGCCAGGATATGCTCCATGGCAGCCACGGCATAACCAGCAATCTCTCGGATTTTAGCCATCTGAAAGTCCGGATTTCCAGTTATATCACGGGCTCCACATACACGGGTCTCGATAGACACAAGCCAATCATGCAGCGTCCAATTTGATTTATCATCAGCGGCATATGTATAGGAACTATTATCCTGATAATCACGCTCGCCGTCGATCAGCTTGTAGACTTCCTCGCGTACGATTGGGCGGGAACAGCACGATGGTTTGTCCTGTTCTTTTAAATGGAGCTCCAGTTCTTGATCGGGTTGAAATGTCGGATTCTTGAGGCGATCATAATCCTTCTTTAAATCACTATATATACCAGCCCAATAATCACGATTTCTTACAAGATCTCCAATACGCTTACGCACCGGATCGTAAAGATGGTCCGCCGCCGCTGCGAGTCTGCTTGCCGGACTCTCCTTTTTCTCCTTTTCGTTCAAGATATAATCGACACCGGTGAGGCGTTCACGGTCTGGATCCTCCGGGGCGTCCTTGGGAAAATCTGGTACGAATTGGTCAGGCAATCCTTCATGTATCTTGGCTGCTTCGTCCGCTACATCATTCAACGGATCCGTTCCACAGCACTGGTCCAGGTCGGCCTGGCGAGCGTCGTTGATATTGATTGATCCCACACCTTCCTCACAATCTCCGCCCATCTCCCTTCCGTTGTCCAGCACCTCGCCCCGGACCGGCGGATCCTTGAGGGCGACGTGGAGCCTGGCGGTGTCTTCTTCGCTCGCGATTTGTTTATCGATGGCTGCTCCCACCTCTTCTACACTTGGATGCTCGAAGGCAGCCTTTAGGTCACCAACATCGCCTTCGGGATTGTCCGCATTCAGGGCCGCAATATCGGGATCAGCACCGTGCTCTCCACCTCCGTCCCCTTCCGTAACCGTACCCTCGGGACCACATGATCGGTCCATTTTTGTTCCTGGTATTCTCATAATCTTTTCCTTTCTGTTGCTTAAATTGGCTCTGTTGACTAATCGGTCAACAGCCTCAATTAAGTCAAGTCGTTGAACTTCTGATAAACATGGCGCCAGAGCAATATCCAAAGTGGACACGTCTTGGCGCCATAATTCGATAGCAGCCTCCCGGACTACGTACCGGTTTTTACGTAATATTCTGGCAACATCATGTTCCAGTTTTAACCTTGTATTCTGTTTCATTGTCTGGATCCGGCCATATGGGGCAGGTCGGAATCGCCTTGGGCCACCAGCCGGAACGATCGCTCACCCCCCTAATCGGGAGTTTGGATCCAGCTCTATATGTATCGGCCTCATAAATAAACGGATTCAAGTTGCCATAGAGTTGTGAATCAAGAACAACTCGGTGGGGACCGCCGGCTGAAGGTTTGATATATTCTATAAATAATGGACGTGGGCCACCAAGTGCGGAAAGATATGCAACCCAATTTGGGCCAAGTATTGACTCTGGATAGGCCATGGTATTACCCTTGCCATCGGCCCATTCTCTCGAAGTATTTGCCTTGCCAACATGGGTCCATTCACTGATCTTTTCACCAGTCCACTTAATCTTTTTAGACGTAGCCTTCGGCATCGCATCTTTTGCAATCATTTCGTTAATGTATGACGCAAGCTTGTCGATGTCGTCCGAGGTTTCTTTGGCAAATAATATACGATATTGAGAATAAGTATCCCACCATTCAAGGGTAATGAATCCCTCGATTGGCATTGCGAGATCGATCAAATCCCTTATTGGTTCCGATCTTCCCCACATTGAGACTGCGTGCTCGGCATCCGAGGCACCATACACCCGGGCCTCATTCTTCTTCCAGCCCATAATGTCCCGAGAAATCACAAGCACTGTTAATTGACCAGTAGTTGTAAGTGCCCTGGCCTCAGCAAGTATCTCGGGTTCAACCCATTTTGCATCGAGGGTACTGATACAGTTACCAGTTGGTGCCCAGGTTCGGGTAACACGTAGGTTTTGAAGCAGCGGGTTCCCGCCGTCGGACTTTACAACGTTCTCAGCATAGCACGCAGCTACGAACATGAGCAGGCCGAGTAAGATTAAAAAGGTTTTTTTGCACGTTTTGCCTCTCCATTTTGTCTTCATTTGCTAATCCTCCTGTTTGCGTTTCTGTTCTTGTTTGAGAACATCAAGCTCGTCCCAGGCCGCTTTTGACATACCCGTTAATTTGTTACGCTTTTGTGCGTTAATCCATGCAATCCTGCCTTCAGCCACTTGCTTGACGTCAATGACGGGTTGAATTGACAAACCACCGAGGATATACCTTAGGGCATGAAAAGCATAACAATCGTCATCCGGAAGAGCATCGGCTTGTAGCTGACCGATATGCCCGAAAAGGATAGATGATTCGGGGGGCATTACAAATTTGCCGTGCGTCATGGTCTCAGTAAATAAGGCAATCCCCTGTGGAATGTCGCTGGCATAGGGCGCCGGCATAATTTTAATCCATGGTATTTCCTCCTTTGCACGCTTGTAAAGATCACGAAAATACGAGTCTGCTATACGATCTCGGGACTCCATAACGGTATAGAGAATACAATACCTGAAACTGCGCTCCAAGTCAAGCATAATTGACATTAATTTAACCCAATTATCGTCCCCGGCCTCAGCGGTAAAGGTGAGTAATCCGTCCTCAACCTTCATCAAGAGACAATAGCCTGGTATCCGCTTGTACGGTATCGGCGGTATTAACGCAGCCCTAATCTCGTCCATATCCCTGCCCTTATTTCTATCCATAATTGATACCAGTTGCTCCAGATCTCGCCGTAGTGCTTTGACAAAATTAATAACTTGTCCGTTGTCGATGGCTCTTTGGAATAGAACCCTCCGGGTAAATGATCATCGCGCCACCTTTCAGCCGCTTTCCTTTTAGGGGCCTCCTCGCGCCCCTTCTTTATCGCATCTTCCGCATCGGCTTCATCGATTTTTATGGTATTATTCATTCAGCTCACCATTTCGTCTGATTTCGTCATTGATTTTCACCTCATTATCCCCCGATCTTCCTCGGGTATGTCCTCAAGCGTGGTCATGATCAGGTCCCGCTCTTCAATAAACCAGGCATACAGACTTGACTGGCCATCATTACCGTTGACCACGCACTCTTCCATTAACGCTATTAAATTGTTTTCTGTTTCCTTGGTCATCGCTACACCTCACTTTCTTACGCACAATGCGTTATACTGTCATGTGTAATTATTGGAGGGCCGCGAACCTACGCACTATCCTGCCTCGTCCCCCAACCTATTCTCCTCGGTCCGCCACCCGTAAAATTAAATTATGAAGGCTGGCTCCTCTTAAGAGCTTTATCCATTTCTTTACAACGTGGACATATTGTTACAGTCTCATGGGGCTCGCAGTCAGTCCTGTAAATAATTAAATACGCCACTATATGAACCCAGTCAAAGTTTTCTGGACCTGCGGGCGGTTCCGACTTGCCTTCTTCATACTTAAAATCAGTACCAAACTCAATGGCGGGTTTTTTTAGCCAACGAACAGTAAGATCTGGATCCTCTATCAACCACGCTGACTCCGGTGTATGGAGTTTTTTAAAGTCACAATACGCCTTGATCCATTTCGTCCACACATCAACAATCTCTGAATAATCTGGGGACCTACGCTGAATACAAAAAAATGCGAATGCACGCCATCTGAATTTTAAAAAATCCCAATCCACCGGCCCAACGTTGCCAACCAATTTGTTTGCGATATCGTAAAGATCTTTTTCAAGCGTTTTGCGGTTTTCTGCTTCTTCTATAAAATTCATCTCAATACCTCCTAATAAATCAAATGGGTTGTGCCGGCGCCCAGTATCCGCGATTAGCTAAGAACTGGCAGCGGCACATTAAGCCAAGTCGCTTGGCAACCCAAAAGCCTAACGCGCATCCATTGCGCTACTGTCTGGCTAATTTACATACCGGGGTTGCCATCGGTCTCGGCAGCCGCCAGTTGTGCTCTAAGGTCTCGACACTCTTCGACCAGGTCCCTGATCACCTGCTCGGTTTTTGATATGTCGATATTTTTTACCAAGATATTTCGCTTGGCTTCCAATTCAGCCATGTCTCTAAGATATTTCCTATGGAATTCGTGGGCATCATAAAGGGTAAGTATGCCGGCATCGGCACCAACCAGGGCTTTAACTAATTTCTTAAGAAAATCCGAATGACCTTTCTCGGTTTCCAGCTCAGCTTTGATCTCTTTATATCCTTTCGTAAGAAATTCAATTCTTGCCTGGGCTCCCGTCTGTACAGCCTTTAATTCTTTCTTAAGAGCCTCAACATCCTCGGTCCCCGCGACTACAAGTTTGTGTGACTTAAGGTTCTGAAGTTCCTGGTTAACACGATGATGAGCTTTCCTCCAAAAATCCCTATCCTCAAGCAGTCCTTCAATCCGTTCCTCACGTTCAACCATCTGCTTCTGATCGCAGTCTCTCAGTTCACGCAATGTGGCTACTATGCCATCAAGATCTTTCTTTTCCTCCGCAAAAAGATCATGGCTACCCTTGGCAACCACAGCCTCTTCCTCGAGCCTCTTGACTTTCGCCTTAAGATCTTGGCATAACGCTTTAAATTTATCACATCGAACACGCCATTTATTAAAATCTCCCACAAGGCGATCATATCTTTCCTGGGCAACTGCGGCTTCTTCCTCAAGATCCTTGTATCCATCGCGTCTGGCCAACTTATGTAATTTCTCATTGGCCTCCGACAAGGCCTTGGCCGTATCCTGAAGCTCAGTGTAGAGTTCAGAATATCCTTTTTTCCAGTAATCACGCCACTCCTCCACTTTCTTAATAGCCTCGGTAAAAGCATCACAGGTTGAAACAAGCATCTCAACCCGATCCTGGGGCTTGGTCACAGAATCATTTTTATCGTGAAGACACTCGGTGAGTGACTTGATCTGTTCCTTAAGCTTCCGGTATGGCATCTCGCTCCTGTCACACCGATCACGCCAATAATCGATCTTTGCCCCGAAGGTCCGGCCAAGCGTTATGATACGCTGATGAAGCTCGGTACATTCCCCGTTAAGTTTTGTGATAAACTCTCCCTTGTCGTGAAGACGCTTGGTAAGTAATTTAATCCGATCCTGGAGCTCAGAAATCTCAACTATTTCAAAGATATTTTCCATTGTTTTCACCTTTCGTTTTATTTATTTGTCAATAATTCTGGAGTTAGCAAAGTTACAACTTTAGCGTACCTTGATAACAATAGTAGTCATTGTGACAACTATTGACAACTTACTTGACAATTGACAATCTCTCCAGGGGTACCGCACAAAGAACACCTTCCGAATCCATTCCGATTTTCCAGTCGTACCCACTGTTCAACCAAATTGCACCATGGGCAAATTCACCGACCTCCCGAACAGCACAGAGCGTGATACAGGCATCAGATCGAATTCTATTGCCTTCTTTCCTCACCCCAATCATTCGACTGGCATCAATCTCGATCGGATCAACGGGTTCAGGATCTGGTTTGTGTGGCTGAATAATAGTTAATTTTCTCATTTTGTTTTCCTTTCATGTTTTATTTAGTAAATCGAGCAGTTACCTCTATCCCGTTCGTTTGTGCCCAATAAATCAGGTATTCCTCTATTCTCACGTCAATTTTTCTCTTGATTTCGTCCATTTCGTCTTCGAACTCATGATCAACAGCGTTATTAACCAGGAGAGCACTCCGGGGATGGCTGACCTTAACCTCCAGAACCAGTGGTATAAAATATTTAATTTTCATGATCCCTCACGTTTGACAAATTGATAGATTTTTTTCCCAACAATATCTTCAGTGGATTATTCCCGTTTCTAAGAATCAAACAGGTCGGGCAAAAATCCCCATCCGGAAATGAAGGCCCATATGAATAGGGTGTGCCACATCTTTTGCATTCACTCATTTCTTCCTCTTTCGCATATGCCTGCGTACCTGGCTGGTTGCTCGCCGATCCACGATCGCCCCTAGCTCTAATACCTGTTTATGGTTTCGGCGCCGTATCCTGTATTCAAACCAGTGCACTAGGCCGCAATCACAGCATGCAATGCTGTTACCCTGCGCCTACTCAAACCATTCCCCACTTCGCATGTTTTTATATTTCATTTCCGCTCATCCATTAAGTCTCTAATCACCCGCATGATATCCCGCATACAGTCGATGTTGAATACGGTGTGGGGTGAAGGGAAGAAGCAATACTGACGCCATTGCGGATACCACTTGATTTGACCCAAAATAAACTGATGGCTGGAATCCAGCCCGGAACCGATGGTTTTTTTTAAAACGTTCCAGATCTCGGTCTTGCCGGTGTCCCAAACCTTATCGAATTCCAGGTATTTGCTTTCAATCATTATTCATTCTCCCAAACAGGACCAACGATCGAATCCCATTTCTCAAATATGTTTTTCATTTCATGGTTCCACCCACCTTCATGATTAACGTATTGATTATACAATCCATTTGCCTCGGCCTTGATCTCGGAAGGACCAACCAGTATTTTTTGTGGAAAGCAAACATGACTGCTACCCTTGATCAAGATTTCATAGCCATGGCTATCCTGTTTGAATAATTCAGTAGCCGATTTTACCAGTTTTTCCTCATCAGTAAATCCGCACGGTTCATCTCCCCCGGTAGGCTTACAATTTACATCGATTCTTTCATCACCAAACCTCAATGAACCGTAATAATGATCCGCATACCAAACAAAAGTGCCCTTCCATGTGGTGATCTCTAGGTACGCTTTTTTCATCTTTTCCACCTCCTCCAGATTTTCCTCACCAGCTCAATGACGTCCTGTTCGAGAAAATCAAATTGAGGCATTGCATATCCCAAAAAAATACCAGCTATCAAGGCCGAAAAACTTGTAAAAAATACTTGAAATTCTGTTATTTCATTTGGATTCATCTTTTCCACCCCGCAATAAGTGATAGAGCATACTCCCAAGCCTTCTTCCAGTCATCGCCCTGCCACCAATACTTAACTGCCAGCCTATAGACCTGGAATTGTTTGTAATGGGTCAGACCAGCAAAAATAGATTCTTCAACCGTTGGCTCTTTTTTCAAATCAAGCATCTATCATCCTCAGCAGCAGGGCCTTGGGATCACACCCGTACCCCTTTCGTGCTCGACGCCTCATAACCCGGTTAATCTGTGCTTTCATCCTGTTGGCCTCCCTGTTTAACTGGCGAGCCTCATGTGAATTCTTTTTTCTAAAGGTGTGCGGTATCATTTCCATTTCCCCTTAATGTGTTTACGGCCCATTAACACAAAATGAATTATTCTTCTTTGCCCAGATGATCGTTAATTTCATCAAGAAGACTCTCTGGTATTTGGCAACGGCCCTCTGCCTTTAAATAATTCGTTGCAAAGATGCTCACACGATCTAATAAATCCCGGGCCTTAGCGCTCGCCTCAACATTGGCCTCTTGGGCCGCCCAGTGTTTTTGGTATTTTGTCATCAAGGCCTTGGACGTTTCGCCATGCGGTTTCTTAACCAAATTGTCCTTGCATTCGCCCTCTTTGCCCAAATAAACACTGGGAAGCAAGCACTTCGGGGGAAGCAATATGTTCCTGCCCTCCCAAGCACAGTTATTGTTGCAAGCCACGTTGCTACAGTGACACCTGGTCGCCTTAAGGTCTTCGATTAAATTCTCAATACCGGTTATATTAAAATTTATGTCAGTTGTCATGGCATAACCTCCGTTACGGTTTTAGTAACACTTAAAGATTTCCACACCGAATCAGCATAAGGGCCGCGCCAATCCATGTAATTATTATGACACCAGCTATGGCGCCGGTTAATGACCACCAGTTCATTTCTTTTTATACCTCACCCCGTGCTTGTGCTGCCACACGCCCTTGCGCTTGATCTTGTTGGCGCCCCTAATCTTTTTTTTGTATCTTGGACAAATCATTTTATCCTCCTTCAAGCATAATCTGGGAAAAGAAGATCCGGCGCGTTCTGCCTGGCCATGCACTCATAGTTAAAAGCATGTCGGAAATGATCGAGACCCAATTTAACATAATTCCAGCGCTTGGATCCGGTTTCCTCTTCCTCTTCAAGTTTCTTCGCGACATTATGGAGGTGTGATGCGAATTCATCCATAACTTTGCACTGTTTCGGAAACGCTATGGTAGCCTCTGTCACTTCTTTGTGGGAAGAATCAAGGCTCTCCGTCCGGTTACAGGACACAATAAGCTCTTTTTCGTTCCAGGCATAATGATGTTTTTGGTGAATATTGTAATAACACAAAAAAATCTTGCCCTCAAATTTGTTAGCAAATACCCGGGAATTCCTGGTTTCGTATTGTCCATCGATTACACATCTTAAGACCTTGAAATTCCTCATTAATCTATCAAGTTCCCCCCATTCTTTGTAAATCCCAATATGCACGATCTTGCCTGACAAGGAGGAATGCTTTTTACCAATGACAACATGCAGATCACTACCCGTATCAACGCCCATATAACAAGGTCCGACATCACTGGTTTCAATACCGTCAAGTGAGCAGAGATCCAAGACCTCTTGAATCGATAACCTGTTTTCAGCTTCAACATAAGCATTTCCTATCTTTAGGTTGTGAAAATCTGTCAGGTTGTCAGTGGTCCGATACTTTTCAAGAATAGCCGCCGGCGTATTCATTTTGGACACGCTAAATAACTGACTGTAATGATAACCGCGCTTATCGGTAACACTTGGTCGTTTAGCTACCCATTCGCCTCGAGCCGGATCCAGTTCGCTGTGGCACTTCGTACAAGCCCGAATAACACGACCATCCTTAAGGGTAATTAAACAATCTGGAAACGTGTCTTCCATACAGGTACGATGCTTACATTTCGGGCATTTAAGTAGCCAATACCTCTGATCTGTTAGTTGAAACATTTTGTTGATGCCATAATCCGGTAGGGTCGGATTCGAAAGCATCCAAATTACCCCAAATTCCGAATGCCCCATACGCTCAAACGCCATATCAATTCTTTTTGGTGGCGCCTCATCAAGTTCATCAAGTACAAGCAAATCAACCGGAATACTTTTCAACCCTATTCTTGACTGCATCCCACGAAAATAAACTATCGCATTCCATATCCTTTTGATATTCGCACTATCAGTATCCTTTATCCAGGTCCCGATCGTTTCCGGATTATCCTCTATAAGGCGTGCAATCCGACCCTTAGAAAACTCTGTAACATCGGTTTTGCTCGGAAAAAGATAAAGAATACCTTCATATCCACCATACCTGGCACCATGAGACATTCCAAGCATAGCCTTGGTTGTCAAACCAAGTTGTGTTGCCTTTTCCTCGACCTGGAACGGATGGTCATCACCGTAGGGCTCTCGAAGATATTCATGACCCTCCCATCGAAATGGATGACCATCAATAGTTATGCCCTCTATCCATTTATTAAACGGAGGTATGTCACCCTTAACGTCAAATTCACGATCAATTGATAGTAACAGCTTCTCGAATAGATCGTCGGTCGTGAAGGGCTCTAATGATTTTGTCCCGAACATCCGGCGCAACTTCCCTTATGGTTTCAAGTACGGTTTTTTGAAAATCCTCAGCTGCCTGTAACGAGTAAATAGTTTGGTCTATATCGAATTGAAGTTTAAGCTGGTTCCGGATCTCGGCCATAATTTTCACCACAAGCTCCCTGGGATCCTTAATTTTCCATTCCGTGATGCTTTTTAAAATAGGCTTACCGTCCTCATCGGTTCCCACTCGGATCTTACGCTGAACCTCTGATGATTCAAGAATCTGAAGAGCTTCAGGATCACCCCTGGCCCAAGCCATGAGTAGATCAAGCATTTCGATCGCATAGTCGTTAATCTTGCTTAATTGCTCCCTTGTTTGGAGTTTGTGGACAATAACATCCTTCACCGGCTTCATAACCGTCACTTTTGTGGTCTTGCCCCTCAGGAGGATAATACGTTGCGATATCGCCTGCCTGGTCACGCCGAGCTGTCGAGCAGCCTCTGACTGGCTGACCTTTTCCCTGTCGATCAGATCGAGAAGCTTTTTATTGTCTATTTTTTGTAAACCCATTGTCAACCCCGGCTTAAATTAATCATCAACTTCAGACTTGGTAATATTAAGAAAAATTCCGGTTCTTTTTGGTTCGGGCATAAGACATAAAAAGGCCAATCTTTCCAAAAGCTCAGCCTCGCTTTTACATCTTCCCGGAAAAGCCTTCTTATATTCCGTATATAAATTTTCGGTCTTTTTTGGTTTTTCTTTTGCGGTCATCCCGCTTTTCTCCTGGGCGTTTGCGGCGCGGCATCTTGGCAGATAGAAAAAAATTGTCGATCTTATCCTGCGCGGCCCGTCTCGCCTCCCCGTTTAATGCGTTATCACGCAAATCCTGTAATTCCTGTAATTTGCATTGATCTTTTTTTGATTTATTCGTTAACACCTTTCCCCTTTAAGTGTTTTTTTGCGGATTCTTAGTTGTTTATGATATTTATTTGCACATTTATTATGATAACAGGTATTTTGTTTGGTTGTGAATAAATTTTTAATATCATCATACTCTTTACAGAATTGGCATTTTCTCCAATTCGCATGACCACATGCTTTTAGCGCTCGCATTCTACGATGCAAAAGTCTGTGGTAATTTTCATCCTGACAAATTATTAAGTTTTCATTTTTATTATCTGATCTGTTTTCGTTGATATGGTGAACAACGGCACCATACGGTAAAAATTTTCCAAGTGCTTTTTCTGCAATTAAAATATGTTCTCGCACATATCCGCTGACATCGGCCCCTGGATGATCAGGCTTCCATACAAGTATATATCCGTTAGAATTCAATGTTTTACCGCCCTTCCAGTTGGGATGATTAAAACCGCGAAAATGATGTCTGTTTATAAACTTTGTGGGCTTTCCTTTAATCCACCCACGTTGCGGACGATTATATTTAGCAATCGTTGTTTTCTGCCCACAGCCGCATCCACAGAAACCTTTTTTAATTTGTTGATCCATTTTTTATTTCTTCAGAATCGCTTTTACACCGTAATAGCCAAAATAAAAGAATACTACGACCGTAGCAATCTTGACCTCTTGTACCAGATATATGCCGGCGGTAGCGAGCGCTCGCTCGTATACATTAACCATGGCGCCATCAGCGCCCCCGATCTCTCTAAATCTTGGCCAAAGTGCCGAACACACCGCCAAAGTCATCATTACCTGGAAGTGTAAAAAGGTCGAACCAATAATAATGATCGCCAGTATCCGACGCGTAATTGATCTCGGAGCAAACTGATCCTGAAGATCCGTTACCATCTTCATCCGCATCGCAGTCACTTTAATCGAATCCGCAGATTTCTCCTCTTTTGTATAAAATAACGCATCGAGGCCTCTTATTGCTCCGTCGGCCACCTTGTCCACGGTACCAAGACCCTGCTCAAGGGCCTTACCGGTTCCAAATATTTTTCCTAACCATGATATCATTTAGTTTACCGCCTTTCGTATCAAGTTTATATTTTTTTATCGCCTTTCGAATCATTTTCTTGTGGGAACTATTGATACGCCGGACCCGTTCCGCTGACAGTTTGTGGGAACAAGTCCGGCAATCGCTTGGGGTGTTTGTATGGGGGAGTGGCCCTGGTTCCGTGAACCAGGACAGCAAGAATACAAGAATTAATGGAAGTGCAAAAACCATAACTATCCCTTCTTTGTATTAGATACCAAAACCAAAACTATGTAAATAACCAAAAAAGTTAAAACCCACTCATCAAAAGTCATAATATAAACCAGTTCGTTATAAAAATCAAGTTAATTCAACGCTTTTTCGCTTTTAAGTCTTGCCATCTTTACGTGATAGGCCCTATTTTTATTCTCTTCGTCGATAATTACCCGGTATTTATAAATATAAACCCGGTTG